TATGATCTTGTCTAATGATAAAGACTTTCAGCAACTTCAGATTTTTCCTAACGTAAAGCAATACAGCACAAACAAAAAAGAATTTATGGAGTGTGCTGATCCTCGTGGATATTTACTAGAACATATCATTAAAGGTGATTCTTCTGACGGTGTTCCTAATATGCTGTCTGACGATGACACCTTTATGACTGACGGAAAACGTCAAACAGTAATGACAGCCAAACGATTAGAGGCACTAAAGAAACAATCAGAAGAATCTTCTTTTTACAATATGCCCAACTATATAAGGAATAAGACGATGATTGATTTGTCTTCTATTCCAAAAGCATTAGAAGAGAGTATTTTAGATTCATACCAAGAACAACAAGGAAAAGGTCGAGAAAAATTGTTTAATTATTTTATTGATCACAAGTTAAAGGAGCTACTTCCAAGTATTGAGGAATTTTGAATGCCAAACGAACAAGAACCAGAATCGGAGTATGAACAATTCAAACGCTTACAGAAGGAACGAAAGAAAGCAAAGAAAACTAAACATCGTCCAGACGCAAGAAAGTGGCTGAATGATTTACGACATGGACACAATAGTGATGATGAAGATTACCAAAGTTTTGAAAGATTTAACAAGTAAAGGATGACTATATTATGACAAGTACAACAACCAGTATCTCTAAGCAGACGTTTAACATTTTAAAGAATTTCAGCAGTATTAACTCTAACTTGTTTGTGAAGGCGGGAAACAAAATTTCCACCATTTCACCAAGCAAGAATGTAATGGCAGAAGCCATCGTAGAAGAAACATTTGATTCCGAGTTTGGTCTCTGGGATCTGAACAAGTTTCTTGGTATTGTTTCTCTTCTTGAAGATCCTGAGTTTATGTTTGACGAGAAGTGTGTGGTAGTGACAGGAGTTAATGGTTCCTCAGTAAAGTATTACTTTGCTGATCCAGCACTTCTGACGTATCCAACCAAGCAAGTGAAGACTCCAGCCGTCGCTATTACTTTTGACCTGATGGCAGATCAGTTTCGTGAACTTCAACGATCAGGTGCTGCTCTTCAACTTTCCGATCTCTGCATTATTTCTAAGGGCAGTGAAGTATTAGCAGTAGTTAAGGATCTGAAGGATCCTACCACTAATGTGTTTACTCTGCCAGTAGGCAGCAATCCAGAAGAAGCAACATTCTCGTTCAACTTTAAGTTGGATAACCTGAAGTTGTTTGAAGGTGACTATAGCGTGGAAATTAGCAAGACCGTGATCTCGCAATTCACGCATAAGAACCTGGATCTGAAGTATTGGATTGCCATGGAAAACACCAGCACATACAGCGAATAATCCATGATAATAACCGCAAATAATGCGATTGGTTTGTTGGTCGAGAAGTATAGACCACAAACCATTCAGGACTGTGTACTTCCTGCAAATATCAAAAAGATTTTTCAGGATATAGTAAACTCAAAGGATTGTCCTAATCTTATGCTATCGGGCAAGCCAGGTCTAGGTAAAACTAGCGTGGCTAAAGCCCTGTGCAACGAACTAGGAGCAGACTTTATTATTATCAATTGTTCTGAAGACGGAAATATCGATACTCTGCGAACAAAGATTCGTCAGTTTGCAAGTACGGTATCTCTGTCAGAAGACGCAAATCAGAAGATTGTTATTCTGGATGAGTTTGATTATTCTAATGTGAATAGTATTCAGCCTGCCCTTCGTGGAGCCATTGAAGAGTTTTCTAAGACTTGTCGGTTTATTATTACATGTAACTACAAGAATCGTATCATCGAGCCTATTCATTCTCGTTGTACAGGTATCGACTTTAACTTTGCACACAAAGACCGACCAGAACTAGCCAAGCAGTTTCTAGAACGATGTCAGGGTATTCTGGAAGCAGAAGAGATTACCTACGATGTAAAGATTCTGTCTAAAGTCATTGTAAAATTCTTTCCAGATTTTCGTCGTGTTCTGAACGAACTTCAACGATACTCTGCGGCAGGAACCATTGATGTAGGTATTCTGAGCACAGCAGGAGAACTGGATGTCAAGCAACTGATGGGGTTTATGAAAGAGAAGAACTTTAATGAGGTCAGAAAATGGGTGGCAAACAACACCAACCATGTTCCACAGGATCTATTCAGGAAGGTCTACGACAGCCTATACGACTTCCTAGAGCCCTCTACCATACCACAGGCGGTTTTAATCATTGCAGAGTATCAATACAAGGCTAGTTTTGTGAGCGATCAGGAGATCAATATGTGTGCTTTTATGGTGGAAGTCATGATGACTTGTGGGTTTAAGAAGTAATGGATCCATTCGTTTTCCTTAATTCTATAAACCAATCCAAGGTTCCCTTGATGGACGAAGATCATCTATGCGAAAAAGAGTATGTTCCATACATGACTAATCGTGGATTATCCTACTTCTCAGACACCATCTTCTATGCAAACACCATGAATCGTCACGGTAATGTAGACAAGAAGCTTCAGTTTGATTATCTTCGTATTTCGGTTCGTCCACGAAAGCGGTTTAGTAAGTGGCTGAAGCCTGAACAAGATGATCGTATTGATGCCTTGAAAGCATTGTACGGGTATTCGGATACCAGAGCCAGAGAAGTAGTAGATTTGCTGTCTGAGGACGACTGGAAACAAATTCGCAGCCTTTTAGATCAGGGTGGAGCCAAACTTTAATTTATATATATTTTAAATGAAAACGTTTTTAAATTATCTAACAGAAAATAAGAATAATATTATTTCAAAATTTAAAAAAATATCGGATGAACACGATTATTTAAATTGTAAATTAGGAGTTCAGTGTGCTACAGGTATTTCTAATATAACTCAATTGCCTAAAGTAAAAACTGCAAAAGTTGGTGACATATATGCATGGGGAATTAGTCATTATGCAGTCCACACTGGAGACGACGAAGTTCATCATATTCCTGAATGGGGAGCTAAACCAATAACTTCAAAACTAAGTGATATTATTGGTGAATACGACAAACCAACTGCAATACACAGACCACCTTCAGGTACGTGGAATGTCAAACTTTAATTTATATAAATACTTATGTTATTGTATGAATTAATTTAACATAAAGCGAATTTGATATGGAAACTGATGATAATGATATATTTGATGGGCTAGGTGTAGAAATCACACTCAAAAGCAAAGACGATTTTCTTAAGGTTCGAGAAACTCTAACTCGCATGGGAGTCTCGTCTAAAAAGGAAAAGAAATTATTTCAAAGTTGCCATATTCTCCATAAGCGTGGCAGATACGCTATCATGCACTTTAAAGAATTATTGGATTTGGATGGTCTGGAAACAGACATATCAGATTCAGATATTGGTCGTAGAAATGTTATAGTTAAACTTTTAGTGGAATGGGGTTTAGTAATAGCAGTAGATCCTGAGGAATACAAAGAACCTCAACTTTCTCTTGCTCAATTAAAAATCATTCCACACAAAGAAAAGAAAGATTGGGTTCTGGTTCCGAAATACCATATAGGAAATTCTTAATTATGCAAACTGAAGTGATTAGTTTTTATAGTGATTTAGATGGATCGACATATTATAGTGATCATGCAAAACGATTAAAGAATCAATTAGACCGCTTGGGTCTACGATCAGATATTCGTGAAAAGAAATCATTAGGATCTTACCAAAAGAATTGTTTAAGTAAACCACAATTCATCTATTATATGTTAGTACAAAAACAACAACCAATTTTGTGGTTGGATGTAGATTCTGACGTAAGACAATCATTAAATGTATTTGATTTGTTTCAAGACAATACTGATCTTGCGTTTTCTTGTTCTTTACCTAAATTATATGCAGCAAAAGCATCGCCAATATATTTGGCGTTTAACAGTAAAGTATTAGAGTTTCTACAACACTGGATACATGTTGCTAGAAATTTTGAAGAAACTGGTAAATGGTTTGATCATGAAGCCCTATTAGGAATCATTAATAAGTTCTATACTCAAGAAGGATTTAGAATGAAGTTTGTCGGTCCTGAATATTGCGTTTGGCCTGGAGAAGAAGCAGCTAATTCTGTTATTGTTATGGGATTAGCCGATGTGGAATCTAAAAAACAATCTTTGCGTGAATTAGGTATTAATGAGGAAGCGATTGCATGGCAGAGCCCAGGAACAAAGTAAGAGGAATTGGTTTACCATTTGACCCACAATATTCCTCTTGCTCTAATATAAAACCAAAAGATTTTGATTGGGTTACTACAGCAGGCGATTGGGTTGTGCACATAGACGAATGTCTATTAATGCAACCAGATAGTACTCCAAAAGAAAAACGTTTTGGGTGG